CTCTGACACAGTTAGAGGCAGACCCACCCATATTTGTATTTTGTGCGCTTGGGTAGCGCAACCCGGTCAGACCGGTGTTCCGGGGAGCCGGTTAGCTCCCATTTTAGTAGCAGACTCCTGTCTGCCAAAGCGAGCGGCTTAATTACCGCTCGCTCTTGCAAGACGCGAACGACACGACATTGATAATCGTCGTCCCATCGCGTCCTCGCATTGGAAACATCAGTAACATCGGAGATCAGGCTTAGCGAGCCTGACGGAGGTATCACTACTTCCTTACCCCGATGGTCCATACCGACAGCCCAACGGGCTGTAAGGATGGGTCTAAAGCCCGTAATCTCGTATAAGAGATTCGCTAAAGGCCTAGACAGATGCATTCCAAACCGTCGGATAGTCTCATTAAAGAGATCCCGAATTCGGAACACTCCGGCCTTTTCGCCCCACGTGTCTACAGCAAAAGCCGCTTTACAGCGGACAATGCTAACGTCACGGCCTTCATAGAAGTCCGCGCCGCAGGATTCCCGAAAGGGACCCTGTAGGTACGACTTTTGGCGGTTAACCTTGAGGCCAACCACTTCAAGAATGGAGATGACGGTTGAAGCCATCTCCTGAGGTAGGACCAGATCATCGCCGAACACACGAAGTGCCCGACGACTATGTAATCGAATGTGTTGACGACCGTCAACAACATCGAATACGCCGCGACAAATTGCCCAGAAGACAAGTGACTCCACGGGAAAGCAATTAGCTGAACCCATGGGAGCAAACTTCTTCAGAGCGATTACTCGCCCGTCCGGTAGTTCGCAGTGCGTCGATCGCGAAGCAGTCAGTGCATCCCACCAATTTGATGGGAAAAGCGCACGAACTAGCTCAAGCGACACGCGATCACTGGCTTCTTTGAGATCAAGCGTAGCAAGGCTGCCAGTTGCAGACCCAAGCCAAGCCAGATCCCGATTGGGATCCTGCGTCAAGCAGGAAACCTCACGGGCAACGCTCCTATACCGCTGTATAGCCTTATACATCAGGGCCATCTGGCCCTGCTGTACGAACATTAGTTCCCTAGGCTCCATACAGATCACGCGGGGTCCGCGCGAATCCTTCGGAACGAAGGTAAGCCTGGACGTCGGGTGGAATAGGATTTCCTGGCCCTTGGCCCGCTCTTCCGAATAGTGAGAAAAGTTCCAAAAGAACCACTCCCACTGAGGGTAGAGCTTATGCAATTGCGGTACAAACCGGGGACGCTTCCAGCGCTCCCACGGTAACGTCTTGCATGCTGACTGTCCGGAGCCATGCTTCGGACGGATATCCAGAGGATTAACACCTGCCAAAACGGCATGTATATATCGACTAGCTACCCTAAGCACACAATCCACATCAGGCCCATCGCCCGTAAGGGTGAGGGAAGAAACCGAATCAGGGATCTCGCTCTCCGTCGCCAAGAAGGCAGCGGTGAAGCTCGACAATTGATGCGGTTGATATGGGACGCGGAGCTTGTAACACATCAGCGTGAGCTGACGTATTGCAAGCACGGCACCACTGCCGCCCGTATGAAATGAGAACAGCTTATTAGGGCTATACTCATACCATAGGAGGACTCCTTCAGAGCTGTAAAGCTCCTCGAAGGCCTTCCGAAGGAAAGCAGGGTAGGCGCGGTTACCACACCGCCCAAACCCGGCTGGAAGCTCTAGAACGCCAGTTGCAAAGCTGGCCTCCATTGCCTTTCCGAGTGTAGGAAGTGTGACGGTCAAGAACCGTTCGCCTTCAGCCCGAACACGCCTTTTAAACTCCGCGATATCTTGCGGAGTGACGTACACGGACAGTTCTGTGTCTGTAGCGAGTAGTTGCCAGTAGGCAACTAGACCATTAAGTCGTTCATTCATGACGGCTGATGGTGCACTGCAATCTACATCCACTGTTAAGTCGTTAGACTTCACCTCTTACTCCCGTTTCCTATTGGAACGATAAAGCAAGAAGCCGATCGCACAAACCAGTGCGAAGGTGATGAACGGCAAAGAGCCGTACAGGGACTGAACCGGATGCCGCACGATCTCTTTGAGTAGAGAATCAAGCAGCTCCGGCCCCCTCAGCATCGACAACCTCTGACTCACGTCAGAGAGTTCCGTTAACGAGGGCCGCAGCGATGGGTGCCTGAAGGCACGCTTCACTGAGGGCCTCGAGGATTTCACTGCTGGAAACCAGCGGTGAGTCATCGGGGCGGGACAGGACACGGCGATCCTGCACATAGCCATCATACTTCCCAGATGCGGCAATATACCGCGGGAAGGTGATGGTAATGGCAGTACGCATGATGCCCTGGCGCGTCTTTGTTTGCTGAATCGACAACGAGGGCCGACCTTCAAGGTCTCCCTGTGCCGAGACGGCGTAGTAGGTCTTCGTGTCCCCAACCGTGCCACCGTCTGTGAAGACGATGTCGTGGGCAGGGGATCCGACGTTAACCGTGATTGTGTTTGGCAGCGCCATTTTGGTTGTTGTGTTTGGTGTGTTTACTTCAAACTACCAAACTTAGAGCCCGTGACTATCATTTCGATCAAGGTGAAAACCTTGCCGAAGTCCGGTAGTCTAAGTCGAGGCAGAACCTCGCCCGGATTGTCAACGCTAAAGCTGGCAATCGAGCGAGTATATGTCTTCGACGATGACCGTGTTTCCACGGTCACGGTCTCAGGCAATTTGCCGGCGAGAGCATAGCCCTCACCAGCAATGCAGGTACATTGGAACTCAGACTCATCCTTTTGTGACATGGCTGTCACAAGGACATCGTATTCCCATACATGGGCACGAGAGTAAGATTCCAATCCCCGCAACCAGGAGCTGACATCGACAAACCAATCAATCACAAAGGACCTGGGAAAAAGAGCCCAGGCAGTGGATGGACGGATTATGTCAAGTCCCAGCATATACCGGAGCCTCTTGGCGAGAATGCCAGGAGAAGGCGACCGATACTTAGCCAAGACCCAAGCAACAACCGTCTTACGACGGATGTGAAACTCGCGGAGGAACGCAACGGCATTTGACGGCGAAGAGCCGACAGATGTTTCGCTGCGCCCGATTCCGCGCATCACAAAGGGCTTGGGGTTTGTCAGTTTGGATATGAGGTCGTCCAAGGTGCTGAGCCCGGAAGCAAGATTCATCATGTCGTTAAAGAACGGCTTGATGAAGAACTTCCAGGCGAGGTCACCGTGGACGATGGCGGCAGCATCCTTCCGCAACAAGTCAGCCAACTTACGGTATTTATACCGCTTGTCAAGCTCACGAAGTAGCAGACGAACAGCTGTCCCTGGCGCGCCCTGACCGTATGTAGCCTGTTGAAACAGGCGATACAGTTCAGCGAGCGACAGGACTCCTTCCTTAAACTCGGTCAGTTCACCTAGGAAAAGACCCCCGTCGAAAATTCGACGAGGGCTCCTAAGGTTGATGCTGTTTACCGCTTGCGCGGTAGGCCAGCCTGGGTCCGGTGCTTGGTTGATCTGACGGCTGAACCCTTGGTTCAGAACGTTCAGACGGAGCGTGCGACCTAAGTCGGAAACGACCGTATACTCCCTTGACTTTGACTCGCTAAGCTCACCCGCAGACTGCACATGCTGTACAGGGCGGTAAGCATTACGAGGACCAAAGGAATCCGTGATTTTGCTCTTATTAGAGACGAACCACGGGGCATATTCCCACGAATACACCCGATTAGAATTAGCGTTAATGCTAATACCCTTCCACGTTTCCGCGGTAGGGTTCGGATTGGTGATGATGACGGACACTGTCCGATCAGCACCAGATGTAGTCGTGCCACGTTCTCGAGTTCTCATATCATATGTGCGGGGCACCCCTGGTTAGGG